GGAAACGGCTTATAGCTTGGGCATTAAGTTTAGGGTTATTCCGAAGATGAAGGTCGCTGATGGGATTAATGCAGCGAGAATGATGATACCTAAATGTTACTTTGACAGAGACAACACAGCGGAGGGCTTGGAATGTTTAAGGCAATACAGGCAGGACTGGGATGAAAAAAGGAAAACTTTTAGAGACACTCCACGACATGACTATACAAGTCACGCTGCGGACGCTTTTCGTTATCTCGCGATTGGCTTACAGAATCGAGAGACTATGCACAGACCTCCGCAACAAGTTGCGGTAAACGATTACAATCCATTTACGCTATGATAGATTATAACCCAATGGCTTATTTTTCAGCCGCCCGACTTATTGAGAAAAGTCCGTACCATCAATATATGGGTGACGAGGATATACGCAGATGTATTCTGCCGCCATTAGATGAGGGGCTATTTATTCTTGGTGTCCTTGACGAGGATTATACAAATCCCTTCTTATTAGCCACCTATGCGTTCCCTGAGGAGCATCACATAGAAGAGTATTTAGAGACTAACACATTCCCAAAAGCTGGCTTTTATGGTAATGGGAATGCACCTTGGATTGTTGATTTTATTTGCTTGACAGGAAAGCGTGACATTATCAGTGGATTCAGGTATCTTAAGGTCATGTTGAAGAATCTTGGTTATGATAAATGTTATGGGCTTAGAACCCTTACAGGGCGTCTAGCCAAACATGAGTTGAAAGGAGACTAGCCATGGGCGGTGGTGGTGGCGGCGGCGGCGGCGCTGATAGAAATAGAGGTATAGAGAAAGGCAGAACCAAACAAGCAGCGGTGGGCGTTAGCAAGTCTGTTTCTGTTGATGTTGGCGAGAAGAGCTTGGTTACGAAGGCGGCCTCTGTAACGGCTAAGCCCGTTGAAGCAAAAAAGATGGCGCAACCAAAAGTATCTACGCCAGCAAAACCAGCCGCAGCAACTACACCCACAAAGCCAGAAACAAAGGTTGCATTTGGCACTGAGGTCATTGATACCGCAGCGGCGCAAGCACAATTATCGGCTAGACAAAAAGATATAATGGATAGCCCGCTTTCAAAAGTTCCTAGCGTTGGCGGTTTGGCTGCGTCACTTATGGGTCAGGCAAGTCTTGCTGCTCAGAAAAAAGCACTTGAGCAAGGTGGTACTGCTGTAGCAGTCCCAGGCACATCCTTCGCTCCTCAAGGTCAGGCTTACACAGAAGCGCCCGGCATGAAGTCTAGCGCAGAGTTGGCTGGGCAAAGATTCAAAGTTGGGCAAACATTTAGTGCTAAATCTGGAGAAGACATAAAAGTTATAACTATGGATGGCATAAAGACGCAAAAAGCCCCAAGTCAGTACACAACAGGCCCTGCTGGAAGCATTGGCAAGATTAGCGCAACAAAGCCTTCTGCTGGCTCAGGCATGGGATATGTTGGTGATGTTGCTGGTGTTGTTAAGACTAAAGAGATTTTAGGTGTCCCTGTGACGACCTTTACTGGCAAGACAGGTTACAGCCCGACAGGTGAAAAGATGGCAGAGCCAACTGGCGGTGGTAAAGAAACACCAACTGTACCTGTTGCCGAGCCAGAAGTCACACCTGAAGTTACGCCTGAGATTGTTCCTGACGATACTATACTTGCCAGCAAAACCAGACGCACACGGTTTAAGCGAGCTGGGCAAGGCGGTACAATACTTGAAGGCTTTGGAGCGCTTTATAAGTAGGAGATTATCATGTCATTTTTAACGCCAAAAGCGCCACCAGTTCCACCACCCCCACCTCCTCCTGAGCCAATCTCAAAAGAGGACTCGGCTAAGGCCGCTGCTCTTGCTGAAGAGGCGTTGATGCAACAGCGTAAAAAACGCAAGGGTGGCAAAGAAACTATTGTTGCTGGTGCGCTGGGTGAGCAAACAACTACTTCTGGAACACCTACACTGTTGGGGTAATTATGGATAACTTTATCAAATCACTAGTCTCACGCTTTGATTATATTAAGGGGCGTAGAGATAACTGGGACACCCACTATCAAGAACTGGCAGACTACATGCTGCCACGGAAAGCTGACATCGTGAAAAAGCGTTCTCGCGGTGAAAAGCGGATGGAGTTGATATATGATGGGACTGCTCTCCAAGCTGTTGATTTGTTATCTGCATCCTTGCACGGAATGCTTACAAGCGGAGCAACACCGTGGTTTCACCTCGACATGAAAGATACTGACATTGCTCGTCAGGATGAGGTTCAGGCGTGGCTTGAAGACACCAGCATGAGAATGATGAGAGCGTTTAACCAGTCCAACTTTGAGACTGAAGTTCATGAGATGTATGTGGACTTAGTTGTGTTTGGTACTGGCTGTATGTTTGTTGAGATGGAGGGCGACCAGTTACGCTTCAGCACCCGACATATCTCTGAGTTCTATGTGCAAGAGAACCAGTATGGCATTGTTGATACTGTGTTTCGTAAATACACCGCACCTGTTCGTCAGATAGTGCAACGCTTTGGCATTGATAATGTAAGCGCTCATATTCAGAAAAAGTTTCAGAAAAGACCTGACGAAGACATTGAAATTTTGCACGTTGTCTTACCGCGCATTGACCGCGACCCTAACAAGAAAGACAACAAGAATATGCCGTTCGCATCTTTTTATATTGATGCTGAAACCTCAACCCTATTATCTGAAAGTGGCTTTGAGGAGTTACCATATATTGTTCCGCGCTTCTTGAAAGCAACAGGCGAGGTTATGGGCAGAAGCCCAGCGATGACAGCGTTACCAGATGTAAAGATGGTAAACCTGATGTCAAAGACTATTATTCAGGCGGCACAAAAACAAATTGACCCACCGTTACTTGTGCCTGATGACGGCTTTATTCTGCCAGTGCGTACACAGCCCGGCGGTCTAAACTTCTATCGGGCTGGGTCACGCGACACAATCACGCCATTAAACACTGGCGCTAACATTAACATTGGCTTGGCAATGGAAGACCAGCGGAGAATGGCTATCCGTTCTGCGTTCTATGTTGACCAGATTTTGTCAGGCAATGCGCCTAATATGACCGCTACCGAGGTTATTCAGCGGCAGGAAGAGCGCATGAGGGTGATTGGCCCTGTGCTGGGTCGCCTCATGAATGAGATGTTGCGTCCAATGATTGACCGTGTTTTTGGCCTAATGCTGAGGAATGAGATGTTATCTGTGCCACCAGAGATGCTTCAAGGCCGCGATGTTGATATTGAATATGTGTCACCATTGGCTAAGGCGCAGAAGTCCAGCAGCCTTAACAGCACAATGAGAGCATTAGAAATACTGTTGCCATTGGCACAGTCACTACCTGTTGGTGACCACATTGACCCAGATGGTCTAGTGCGTCATGTAACAGATTCCCTTGGTGTTCCTAAGACTACCTTGCGTACCCAGCGACAAGTTAATGAAACTCGTCAGCAAAGGGCGCAAGCTGAGCAAGAAATGATGGAGCGCCAGCAAACGCAGGAGGATGTCTATACTGCGGCTCAGGCAGCACAGGCAGCAAGAATGGTTGGACAATGATACCAGAGAAAGAAATCGAAAAGTTAAAACATCTATACAGACAAACCTTCGTTGAGTCGGACAACGGCGAGAGGGTTTTAGAAGACCTTGAGAAGCGCTGCAATATGCACAGCTCAAGTTATGTGGCTGGCGATGCCAACGCCACAGCGTTCGAGGAGGGTAAACGAGCAGTTATCCTTCACATTCACAACATGTTAGAGGAGTAAATATGTCAGAAGAGAGTATCGAACAGGTAGCCCAGTATGAGGCTGCACCGCTGGAAACCCCAGCAGAGGTAGCGCAAGGTGGGTCTGGTAACGATTTTCTACAAATGATACCAGAGGAAATAAGACAACACCCAAGCCTATCACCTATTAAGGATGTCGAGAATCTCGCACGTTCTTATGTCAATGCTCAAAGATTAATTGGCGCAGATAAGATACCTATGCCAGTTAACCCATCAGATGAAGACCTTGACCGCATCTATAACAGATTAGGTCGCCCAGAAAGCCCAGATGGTTACCAGTTAGCTGCTGACGGCAACATTGTCACTGAAGACTTAGTAAAAGATTTTGCTGACTTTTCACACAAGTTGCGTTTAACGCCAGAGCAGGCTAGTGGTATTCTGGACTATTATAGGTCTTCTGTGGAACAAAGCGCGGCTGGCAGTGAGGAGCAAGCACAGGCTTATCGTCAAACTACTGAGGAGGCATTGAAGTCAGAATGGGGCAGAGCGTATGACCAAAAACTTGGTGAAGCTGTAAGGGCGGCACAAGAGTTTTCAAACCCAGAGATATTTGACCTTCAACTAACTGATGGCTCACGGCTAGGTGACAACCCTGAATTTATTAAAACATTTGCAAAAATCGCAGAG